ATAAAATTAGCCTCTTCAAAACTGATAGGAACATCAATAGTTACACGACAGTGCATCTTTTCTTTTAGCATATCGTCTGGTGCTTCTAACAGTTTAGAAAGTTTAAATGTTCTGTATAAAGGCTGACCCGGCCACGACTTGTATTCAGGCACGCCTCCCCATTCAAGTATCATCATTCCACGTTCATCATCCCATGCGTCGGCATAGTTGTGAGGAAATGCGTTACCCATGTATGTAATATTTCCTTTAGTCTGGCGCTTATGGAAGTGACCTGAGAATACATACTCTTGATTAATAAAGTCGTCTGCTTGTAATTGTCCGTGATCAGGCATCTGTACCATAGCATTCATGTAAAATAATGGTAATTCAAAATGACCAAAGATATATCTTGATTTGATATCTTTAACTTTCTTCCATTCTTCACCAACTAACCAAGGAAGAAGTGTAACATCACCTTCTGTTAAAGGTGCGTTGATAGGAACAATATTAGGAAATAGTCTAGCAAATTCTAAACTATGAATTTCTCTTTTATCTTTATAAAACTCGTCGTGATTGCCTAGCATAAGATAGGTTTTATCAAATGCGTTGTTGAGCTTTTCTAGATTACTAACACTGTAATTCATCGTACTAACATCAGTAGTAGCACGATTGTGATGCCAGTCACCTAAAAAAATACAAACGTCACAATTTTCTTTTTTAGCTTCTTTAATGAACCACTCTATAAAATCTTCACAATCCTTGTTGTGAATCCTACTGCCCGATTTCATTCCAAAGTGGATGTCAGTAAAGCAAGCCGCTTTCTTAAATAGCGCCATTATTTTATTCTCCTATACTAGTATAAGGTCTTTTTGTTAAGAAGTCAACTATTTTTTGTCGCCGTTTTGTGATGGATCGACGCCTAAGTTTTCGTTGGCGTTTTGTCTGCTCCAACTTGGATTCATGCCATTCATTTCAAGAATATCGTCACGTATATTTTGATTACGTTTTTCAATATTAATAATTCTCACAAATGAATTAGTAACAGCGGCAGTATAATAAGCAAACGGGTTTTGTGATTTAGATTCGTCAAACTGTAAACCAATCTGTGCTAACTGTAGAATTGCTTGTCCGCGCATTTCGTCGTTATATGTATATCCACGAACATTTCCTCGTGTAGCATAACGTTCGCACAGTTTCATCCACATCATAGCAAGATTGTTGGTTGCTTGGCCATTTGTTTTAGAAAAATATCCGTTCTGCATTCCGCCTACCCAGTGGCTTTTGCCAACACATATCAAATTGTCATTTTCGTCAAATTTCCAATGCTGGAATGGAGGAAAATTTACTCTTTCATGTGCGTCTGCTACTGTTTTTACAGTTTTCTTACGACCCGGAGCAAGTGGAATATGCTCAAAAGTCATAATTCTAAAAATTAAATCTTGTTTTTCAATCTTTTGATAAGGAATTTCAAACTCTTTTGCTACTACTTTTTTATTTTCTTCTTTTGCTTCTTCAAATGCTTTTTGGCTTAGTCTTTTTGCTTTGTTACGTTTTGCTTCAGCAATAGTAAGTCTGTTGATTTTTTCTAAACTTGGAAGGATAATGTCGTATTGATTGTGCTCTTTGTCGACATATGAGCAGTAAGTGTTCTTACTTCGGTGAATTTCTTTTAAAAGGTCTCTATTATTAAGGTATTTTACTCTTCTTTGTGTCATATATTGGGACTCCTGTTATACTTATATAATAGCACATTTCTCTAGAAATAAATAGAGTAAAGTTAAAGGAATTTTACCAAAATGGCATTACCGACAAATACAACAAGCAACGCTGGAATAACCAATCCTAACGGAACAGGAATTCGAAACAAAATTACTGTTGTTGCGCCAGATCCTAGATTAAATTTTAAATCAAATGGAATTACAGGAAGCGGCTCGGGTTCTGGGGGGTTACAGTCTGGGAGCTTTGGTGCTAACGGCCAGAGCATTCCAAGCGGAGGAAGCGGTAGTTTTTCTTTTGGTATTTTTGGTAAGCCTGAAGCAAACGGAATAGAAAAAGCACTAGGAGCACTAGGAACTGGTCTAGCTCTGGTACAAGCGGCATCATCATTAATTGACGCAGGTGAAGGAGTTCTAAAAAATCTTAGCCAGATAGCATCTCAAGCAAGAGCATTTGGTGACTCTCTTTTTTCTAGCGCCAAAGCAAAACAAGAAGAATTAAAAAAGTCTTCGGAAAATATTAACTTAGACAAATCCGGTGATGTCAAAGCAAAAGCAGATACGAATGTTAAACCACTAAAAGGTGACTGGCGTGTTAGGCTTAGCGTATCTAATTTGCCTTCAATTTTAGCTTCGGCAAGTGCAGACTCGGGATATCTTGGCCCGTTAACTAGAGAAGGAAAAAATGGTGTGGTATTTCCTTACACACCTCAGATTACTGTAGTTCATAAAGGAAATTATGTACAACAAAGTCCAGTACATAATAATTTTACATTTCAAAGTTATAGAAACAGTTCAGTTGATGACATTGTTATTAACGGAAATTTTACAGTACAGAATAATGAAGAAGGACAATACTGGTTAGCCGCTACTAGATTTTTTAAAGTGTTGACTAAAAGTTTTTATGGTGAAAGTTTTCCACAAGGATTCCCACCCATCGTAGCACAGTTACACGGTTACGGACAACACATGTTCGGTGGATCAAACGGCGGTATTAATGTAGTTGTTAAATCTGTCAGTATTGATTTGCCTAGAAACGTACAATATAAAAGAATAGCATACGGTAAAGACAATGAAATAAATTATGTTCCTTTAGATAGCAATATCACGTTAACTGTATCGCCGGTATTTAATAGAACAAAATTAAGATCATTTAACTTAAACGATTACGCCAATGGCGGACAAACAGGAATTTTATAATGGCAGAATACGCAAAAACAAGTCCATGGTATAATACACCAATAAACAATAATTATTTGGAGTTATTAGAACCAAGACAAGTTCCAGTTAACAGTACAGACTATGCTTATGAAATTGAAAGTCAGTTTAGACACAGACCGGATTTATTAGCATATAATTTATATGACACTCCGAAACTGTGGTGGGTATTTTCACAGCGTAATCCTACTTTACTCAAAGATCCAATCTTTGATTTCGAACCTGGGTTAATCATATACATACCTAGAGCTGATATACTTAAATCATCACTAGGAGTATAGTGTGGCAGGAAATTCATCAAATGTTTTTAATGTAGGCCAAGAAGCACTTGGCCTGGCCGGAACAAAGGCAACATCCTGGAATTTTCAATCCAGACAAGAAAATATTCTTAAAAACTATGAATCTGTAACTTATAAATTTTCTTTCGGTGCCATTGACCGCCGTTCTTATAATACAGCATCGTATCTAAAAGAAGAAGGACAAGATCCTAGATGGATAGTAATTGGCGAAAGTGGTTATACCGGTACAAAACAAACAAGCGAGAGACCTAAATCAACAGGAGATGTTGGTTCTAGAGCTCCAGCAACTGGAGTAATACCGGAATATTATATTAATAATTTTAAATTTACAACAAATATGCCAGGCAGTGGACTAACGGTTGACGGTAATACTGGAATGGCCGGCGGCTCATTTGAAGTTTTTGAACCATACAGTCTTGGTTTGTTTTTTGAAAGCCTAATGTCTAGTGCTTTACTTTCAGGATATAATCATTTTGTTCAAGCACCGTTTTTAATTAAAATTGAATTTCATGGATGGACAGATGGAAAATCAGAAACAGTCGATGGAGCAACCAGATTTATTCCTGTCAATCTGTCTAATGTAGAGTTTAATGCTACTGAAAGCGGCAGTAATTATACTGTAAGTTTTATGACAGCAGAAACGTCGCAATCACTAAGTGAATTTACAACAGATGTTGGAAACGCTATTACGTTTGATGTTCGCGAAGACCCTGGTATCACTCTTTTTGCTTTAGGAAAAGCAATGAATGAACGGGAACAAGAAAAGATAGCGAACAAACAAAAAACACTAGCTGATGAATATGTTATATTGCTTCAGAACGTTAACTATGGCGAATACGGCGACGCGATGATTAAATGGCCTGAAGAACCCAAATGGGCTGATTTTGTTACAGATCCAAACAAAGTAAAAAACGCAGATCTTACATCTGATAAGCAAGAAGAATTTGGACCAAATGCGGTGCCTGTAGTAAAAAATAAAACGCAAAAAGGCAAATTTGTTTACAGCGCAACAAAAGATCAAAAACTAAGCCTGCTTACAGTTATAAATGATGTAATGTGTCATACTAATATCGGTGTCGAAGCATTAACAAAAGCAGACAAAAAATCTGATACTTATTGGTGGACAGTTGAGAAAAAATTTGAATATCTTTCTCCTGATGGACCTATTGATCCTGCTACAGGAAAATTTCCTAAGAAGTTTTATTATATTATTAGACCCTTTATTAAAAAAGTAGATCAAGTAACAGCATCAACAGCGGGTAAAGAATTAACACAAGCCGATGTTAAAAATATCAAAAAGGTTTATTCTTATCTATACACAGGTCAAAACGATGAAATTATCACTTATAATTTAAATTTTAACGCCGCCTTCTTTTTATCAGGCAACCACACAGATTTTTCTCAAATGAGAGAATCAATGGGAAATTTAATTCCAAATGAAGTAGTTTTTGTAAATCCCGCTCAAGGCAGAAGTGATGTTTTTAATCAACTAGTACCTGGAGCATATCCGACTGAGTTTGATAAAAACAGTTTCCCTTCATTACCAGGAGGTATTGGAGTTGACGCTACTGAATTAAATGTAGCCAGATGGTTAAGCACAAAAATTACAGGCCATACTAACGATGCCGATAAAGACAAAGGAACAGCCAATCTTTATCAAGTTAGGCTAGACCTAGAAGTACTAGGAGATCCGTACTATATTCCTGCTGGATCAGTAGGCAATCAAAGTTATGATAATGTTCCTTCTGCTATGTGGAGAAATTCTATGAACTGGGAAGGCTCGGATGTTAAGATATATGTACGTTTTAAAACTATTCAAGACTATCCGTTTCCTGGTTCTAATTTACCTATACAAAGTCAACAAACTGATCATCCGTTTAGTGGTGTGTATACATTGTTAAGGAATATTAGTACTTTTAATGATGGTGTCTTTACACAAAAATTAATGTTAGCAAAAGATCTTAACTTTGATCCAACAACACTTAAAAGCAGTTCTCAATTAAGTCAAGACCTTCTAGCTGATGCCACTTCATCATTACTTGGGGCAGATCAAAAGTCTAGATCAGATTTAGGAAGTTATGATATTAAAACTTTTACTAAAAAAGGCGCCGCCGAATGATCACTAAACAACAAATTAATTTTTCAGGTCCTAAAACAGCAGTGGTCACTGGTCATGATGTCACACAGGGTATAGGAACGTTAATTATAACACTTGAAGGTTACGATCCTTCAGTGTATGGTAGTGCAGTTAGTAATTTGCCTGCCTATTATGCTCCACCATTTTTTGGTTATACAAATGTATCATATAACGGAGCAAATACAGGAAATGCTCAAGCATTTAACGACACACAAAAATCTTATGGAATGAGCTTTGTTCCTCCTGATGTAGGAACAAAGGTATTAGTTGTACAAACTGAAGATTCTAAAAGATGGTATTGGATTGGGGTTATACCAGAAGTTGGAGCCAATCATATGGTACCTGGTATTGCCGCCGCAGGAAATGTAGATATGTCCCCTGAGCAACAAGCAGAGTATGGACAAACTACTGTATTACCTGTTGCTGAAATTAATAGACATCCTGATGTTGCTGAACCGCAAAATTTTGCTGAAAAGAATAAAAGACCTATACACCCGTTGGCAGGATTTTTATTAGACAGTGGATTAGTAGGCGATCCTATTAGAGGCAGTCATTCTAGTTCGATGGTTAGGACAGGGATATCAAATGTTTACGGAATTAGCACTCCTGGTCCACTTGATAAAAGACCCGGAGCAAAAAGTAAAGCGTCGGGATCTACAACAGACGTTAAAGATCCGGAATTTAGAAGCAGACTAGGCGGTCATCAATTTGTAATGGATGATGGCGACGAACGATTTGTAAGAAAAACTACCCCTGATAAAGGTCCTCCAGAATACGCAGATCTAACAAAAAATGAAACTGACGGTGATGTTAGAATACCTTACGGGGAAAGTTTTAGATTAAGAACTAGAACAGGACATCAAATACTATTACACAATTCAGAAGACTTAATCTACATAGGAAATAGTAGAGGAACAGGATGGATTGAAATAAGCTCTGACGGCAAAATAGATATTTTTGCTCAAGACAGCGTTAGTATTCATACACAGCAAGACTTTAATTTCCATGCCGGCAGAGATATTAACATGGAAGCTGAAAGAAATATTAATATAAAAGCAACAGGGCGTAATACAGAAAGCCCAACAGGCGAAGCAGGAACACCGAGTACAGTTGGCAGAATACATGTTGATTCCGCAGGCAATCTAACAACAATAGTTGGCGGATTTAAAAGTACAGTTGTCGAAAAAGATGTTAGCACAGTTATAAAAGGTGCCGAACGAAGAACAGTTGCTAAAAACCTAGAAGAAACGGTCGGTGATGATATTAAAATTAAAGCAACAAATGTAAACACTAGTGCTATAAACAATACAAGGATTAGATCAGGAAATTCTTCTAATATTAATAGTGAGAATTTTCACAGAGAAACAGCAAATAAAATCGAAATGAATTGCGATCCTGCTGAAGTAGCAGAAGAAGGAGCAATCGCTAGTGTAACGGTTGCAGAGCAACTTTCTACTCACTTAAATAGTGTAGTGGATATTACACTTCCTTGGGCTAATAAAGAGTATCAGAGTGATGAACCTCTTGAAAGTATAATGAAAAGGATACCACAACACGAGCCTTGGGTAGGACATGAAAACATAGATCCGTTGGGCGTTGCGCCACCTAAAACTGATAGGGACGGTAAGGAAGATACTAATGGTTAGAAGAATTTATAATCAGCAAAGGGTTGAATCTAGCGAAGCAAGTCTAGGTGCTACTTCTGTTGATGCTGGACAATTAATATATAAAGGTTTTAACTCTAGAAAAAAGCAGAATCATTTTAAAGAAAATGATCTTGAGTTAATTAAACAAGATCTATTAAACCATTTCCATATTCGCAAAGGTGAAAAACTTGAAAGACCTGACTTTGGAACTATAATTTGGTCTATGGTTTTTGAACCTATGACTGAGAACAACATACAGGCAATCGCAGATGATGTTACTGAAATAATCAATAGAGACCCTCGTGTAAACCCTTCAAATGTAAGTGTTGATGCTACTGAGTACGGAATACGTGTTGAAGTAGATCTCGAGTATGTACAGTTAAACTTGACAGAAAGATTATTGCTAGACTTTAATAGAGCGGACGTCTAAATAAAATGCGCAGTTTTTTAGATACGGTAAATAGCATATAGGGCATAAAAGAAATGACAACAACTACTAGACAAAACAATTTAATACTTGCTGAAGACTGGACTCGCATCTATCAAACCTTCCGCAATGCTGACTTTAAATCATACGATTTTGAAAATCTACGTCGTGTGATGGTAGAATATCTGCGAGAGAATTATCCAGAAGATTTTAACGATTTTATTGAAAGTTCAGAATATGTTGCTCTAATAGATCTTATTGCGTTTTTAGGACAAAGTCTTGCGTTTAGAATGGATCTAAACAGCAGAGAAAATTTTATTGAATTAGCAAGCAGAAAAGAAAGTGTATTGCGTATCGCACGTATGCTTTCTTACAATGCTAAAAGAAATAAGTCAGCTTCGGGATTACTTAAATTTGTATCAGTTGAAACTGACGAAGTCTTGACTGATAGTGCTGGTATTAATCTATCAGGTCAATCAATTAATTGGAACGACCCAACTAATCCTAACTGGTACGAACAGTTTATTACAATTTTAAATGCTTCTATGGTTCCCAACACTGAATTTGGAAAAAATCAAGGTCAAACTAACATTGATGGAATCCAAACAGAACAATATAGTTTTAACAGCTCTAATACAACTTCTCCTTTGTTTAATTTTTCAAAAAGCATCGGTGGAAGAAACTTAAGATTTGAAATTCCAAGCACTTCTATTATTGGAGAAGATTACATCTATGAAGACGCTCCACTACCTGGCAGAAATGTAGGATTTATTTACAGACAAGATGGCAAAGGCAATGCTAGTCCTAATACTGGATTCTTTATGTTGTTTAAGCAAGGAGCTCTTCAAAGTGCTGACTTTGAAATAGTTCAGCCTACAGTTAACGAACAAGTTTCTATTAGTACTCAAGGTATTAACAATGATGATGTTTGGTTATACCAACTTGATGCTAACGGCAATTTAGACAATCTTTGGACTAAAGTAGATGCTGTTGAAGGAAACAATATTATCTATAATAGTTTAACAAACCAAGAGAAAAATATCTATTCAATTGTTACACAAGAAGATGATGCTATCGACTTATTATTTTCAGATGGTGTGTTTGGAAATCTTCCGCAAGGTTCGTTTAGATCTTTTTATAGAACATCAGCAGGAACAACGTACAGCATATCTCCAAGAGATGTGCGCAATATTAATATATCAATTCCTTATACTAACAGACTAGGTTCTAGTCAAACGCTGACAGTCACAATGTCGTTACAATATACTGTTGATAATAGTGCGGCATCAGAAACTATTGAATCTATTAGAACAAAAGCGCCAGCACAATATTATACACAGAATAGAATGGTTACTGGAGAAGATTATAATCTTGCTCCATTAGGAAGTTCACAAGAAATTTTAAAAGTAAAAGCAATTAACAGAACTGCTAGCGGTATCAGCAGAAATTTTGATATAATTGATGCTAGCGGAAAATACTCTATGGTAAATGTTTTTGCCGATGACGGATTAATTTATAGAACCGATACAGAAAGAGCATTTAGTTACAGATATACAAATAAAAATATTGTATTAAATTATGTAAGGAATACAATTGAGCCTGCGATTGCTGATTTTGAAACATATAATTTTTATCTAACTAATTTTGATAAAATTTTTACAAGTGATGTTAGTGTTAAATGGTTACAAACAACCACCGATGTAAATGGTAGTACAGGCTATTTTGGTAATGTCTTTGACCAATTTCCGATCAAGGTTGGTGTTTACACAACTAGTAACTTGCGATTTATTGAAGCAGGCAGTCTAATTAAGTTTTTACCTCCGGAAAGTAATCAAGCATTTAAGGATGGCGAATTAGTTACATATGATCCTACAGATAAAACTCATAGAAAATACATATGGTCTAAAGTTGTAAGAGTTGTAGGTGACGGAACAAACGCAGGCCAAGGTAACCTTTCAAACGGTATTGGTCCTATAACATTATCTGATCCTATTCCGGCCAACGCGATTCCGTCTCAGATTGTTCCTAAGTTTATTAATAATCTTCCTGTAGATATCGAGACAGAAATTTTAAATTTAAGTTTTGCTAGTCAAACATTTGGTTTAAGATACGATATTGAAACTAGATCTTGGAAAGTTATTTCAAGTAGTAATATTGATCTGTCAAGCGACTTTAGCCTAGGGCAATCAGGAGATAACTCAAATACAAACGCAGACGCTAGTTGGCTGTTAGCATTTGTTTATGACGGTGATGAATTTAGAGTACGTGTTAGAGGAACTAACTATGTGTTTTCGAGCGTAGAACAAAATAGATTTTATTTTGATAGAGCTGAAAAAATATATGATAGCAAAAAAAGAACAGTTATTAAAGATCAAATTAATGTATTAGATATTAATAGCATACCTGAAGGTAAAGAAATTTCACCTGCGCAGTTAGCTGAAAGTATTATTAATCTTAAAAATACCAATCCTGATTTTACTGCTAACGATGTAACAGCAATTATTGATAAAAATCAAACACTTAAGAACGATATTAATTTTGAAATTGCTGATAGTGTAAGATTTGAAGATGGTTATCAAAGTAATGAAAGTGTAAAAGTTACATTTTATGATTCAGACGACGACGGAGTAATTGATAATCCTGATAGTTTCGATGACATTGTAGGTACAGATTTAACTAACAAATATTTGTTCTTTAAAAAGTCTACAGACAATTTTGGTTTTACAAAACTTGAATTTATTCAAAATGATGACAATACTGTTTTGGTAAAAGACAAAGAAGTAAACACAAGTGTAAACGACTATGAACATAATCAGTTAATTTACTTTTACGACCAAGCTGAAAACTTTGTTAAACGTGTTGATTTAATTACAAGATCCTTTATACTTGAACCTTCATATGTTGCGTATGTAGGAAGAAGCGGTCTTAAATTCCAGTACATTCACAATGCTAGTAGTGATAGAAGAATTGATCCTAGTGTTAGCAATATTATTGATGTATACTTGCTAGTAAGAAACTATGATATTAACTATAGAAAATATTTAATTGGAGCAACAGACATACAACCTCAAGAACCAACACCAGAAAGTTTAAGAGTCCAGTTTGGGGCAACTTTATCAGATATCAAAACAGTCAGTGATGAGATTGTTTATCATCCAGTAACATATTTTCCACTATTTGGAACCAAAGCAAAAGCAGAATTCCAAACAACTTTCAAAGTGGTTAAAAATAAGAATATGACGATTAACGATAATGATTTAAAAGTAAAAATTATTAGAAGT